GCTAAACCTCCTAAGTAACCAAGGACTAAGTTAATAAGAGCTTCTGAATTTTGTTCTGGTGGTTGTAGAGTTACTAAGAATATGTAACCCATAAAGCCACCTACGATTACTATACCCATTATTCTAGCTGTCCAATCTTTACTAAATTTACCTCTAGCGTCTTGTATATCGGCTGTTTCCATAGCGAATACATCTACTTCTAGTTCTTTCATTTGTAACTCAAAAGCTTGTTCAGACTTTTTAAGTTCTAACATTTGCTCAGGAGTAGCATCAGCCAGTCCCTTTTCTATTGACTTAGAATTATTAGGTACACCTAATACATCAGCAATCATTTTGGTTGCCATGCCGCCCATTGGACCGCCAAGAGCTGTTCCTAGTGTAGGAGCTACAGCACCAACTATATTTTTTAATAAATTAAATTTCATAATATCTCCGTATGTTCAGTATATATCTTTAAAGCCTTAGCTTTTCCTTTAACTTTTAAGTCCTTTAAAGATTTTAACTCAAAACTACAACTTTTGGCAGTTTCTTCTCCTATAAGAATATCAACTCCAGCTTCTTTGGTTCCAGATTCAAGTCTAGCTGCTACGTTTACGCAATCACCTATCGCGGTATAATCAAATCTAGTATCTGACCCCATATTACCTATAACTG